TTTTGGGCGATGGACTGGTTTCCGGCTCCTCCCTCGACCATCGTCGATGCGCTATCGCGGGTCTTGGTGGTTGCGCCCTGGACCTGATTGGCAGATCCGCGGACGTTCATGCGACCACCCGGTGGCGTGTAGCCCTTGTTGCCCCGCTGAGCAGGTCGCAGGAGAATTGCCTTCTGTGTGTTTCCGTAGCCACCCTCGAATGAGTGGATACTGGGAGCAGCCACGTCGTTGGTGCGTGCCACGAAGTTTGCCTTGTTGCGCGTGGGTGTATCCTGGTGGGTTGGCGCCGAGATGAATCGCTTGGCGGTTCCGAACTCGAGACCGTCCATGCGGGTAGAGGTCTGCGAGCGGACGGTGGGGCGCTGGGTCTTCACATACTGTTCCCTTCCACGCTGACCTGTGAGCATGCCACCCTGTCCCTGCGCGCGACCCTTCTCGAGGGGACGCTTGCCCTCTGATCCCAAGAGCTGGTAGGTCTTCTCGGGGCGATTCTGGGTCAGGGTCATCCGCTCGTCACCGCGACCCACAAAGCTCTTGGCGGGACCCGACCTGCCCGGGAGCGTGGTGAGGCGATACGCGCCGACGTTGTTGGGCATCACGCGGAACTGCTGCTGATAGCCACCATAGGCAGGCACGTTGGCGGGGACGCCCAGACCGGGACCGACGAACCTCCGCTCGGCGGACGAAAGATTGTTCATGCGGCTGGAGACATTCTGACGATCGTAGAGGTTATAGACGGGCTGACCATAGGGAAACTGAACATTGGGTGCAGTATCCTGAAGTGTCGCCACGACCTCCTTCTTGGGGTTGATGACGCCGCCCATCGGGTTGTTCGGGTTGAACGTCCCCGTGAACAGGTCCGTCACGGCTGTCAATTCCTGACCGGGTGTATTGATGTTCCTACCGAAATAGGGCATCTGTTGTGTTTCACGGCTGGGTAGTGGTTCTGGGGTAAAACCTTCTTTGCGATCACTGCTGGCGATTTGACGTCCCGCCACAGCAATCCCTAACAAGGCCACAAGACTCAATGGGTCCATATTAAAACTAAGCTAGATAATAAAAATTACTTATATCTGATGTCAAAAAGAACGTTCTGGACATCCGCGCGACTGCTCGTCGGATCCCACGACCGGGTCCGGAGTGGCACCGAGCAGGACATGTCCCTCGACGGAAAGTCGTAAGACCGACCCTGGTAACCCTTCTTGAAGAATGAAGTGGACTGGGGGCGGAGCATGTCATCGACCAGGATGAGCGAACCCGGAGCACCCTTGCCCGCCATGTAGGGGGCGGTTCCGTAGATCGGAGTGGACGCCCGACCCGAACCGGCGTAGTTGAGGTTGCTGACCACCGGAGGCGCCATCACGTGATCGTAGGCACAATCCACCGGCAGACTCTCGGCATCCATAAGAACCTTCGATGTGTTGAGCTGATAAGCCATATTACTATCAACCGAGATTTTAAACACTGCCACCGAAAGTGCCTCGGATCTGCTGAAGTTCCGGCATCCTGGACTGTCCGAACATAGAGGCGTCGTTGGGATAGCACGCCTGGGTTTCGTCACGGCAGACCTTGTCCATCATGGGACCGTAGGCGGCGCGAAGGAATGCGCTCTGATCGTTGGGGATGGTCGTGGAAGGCATGCTGTGAAAGGAGCGGAACGCCTGGTTGCGGCTCGAATAGACGTCCGCCTGATCCGTGGGAGTTCCCTGATTGAGAAACTTCTTCACCTTGTCCTTGACGGTCGGGTAATAGCACGCCGCCGTTCGCTTCGGGTTGTCGACGTAGTCCGTCATGAGCACGTTCGCCATGGGATTATCCATGGTGGGCTGTTCGCACGACTTCCCTGGAGTGGTCGCATTAAAACGCTGTCCCTCGTCCTCGAACGAAGCTGGTCGCATGCCTTCCTTGATGCCTCCCGCCAGAAGCATGGAAGCCATGACCATGATAACCGTGAGACCCAGGTAAATAACCCTGATGTCGCGATTGATGACGTAAAGGATCGCCATGGTGTAGAGGATGAACCTCGTGGCGGCATTGAGCCTCTCCACGGGGGTCTGCTTAGCCAAAGGCCAAAATATCAGCACCTTGTTCTTGGCAAACAGGTGCGATGGATTTCTAAACCACGGTTGTTCCATTCTTATTTATTGACTAGTTAATTTTTTCACTCGGATGCACCGGGTGGCTGCTGAAGAATCTTGCTCAGATTTCCCATGAGCGGACCGAGGGCGCCCATGATCTTCGCCTCGTCGAGACCTCCCTGACCGTCACCGAACTGCTGCTCGACCTTGGAGGTCATCTCCTGCATCATCTCGGGGTTCAAAAGATTTCCAAGAATACCGGCGAGGGGGTTAGACCCGGCGCCATCATCTTCGCCCTGGGGTGCAAACATCTTATTGATCATTTCGGGTGAAAAGTCCATCTTGGTCTCGCGAGACGCCCGAACCTCCTCTTCGCTGACGTTGTTGCCGAGCACGTAGAGACCCTGGACATACTGCCAGATCGCCGAGCGACTCCCGTCCGAAAGCTCAGACTTCCACATGGACTCCAGATCCAGGGTCTTAAGAATTCCGTAACTCCTCGAGAGCTCCTCGAAGATCTTTTCGTCCTGATTGCGAATGAGATCCTCGTGGGGTTTCACATTCTTCATGAACGTTTCCAGGCACACACCAGGATCCTTCTTGATCAGCATGCTGACCGTATTCCGGTAGGTCTTTACAATGGTATTCTCTGGGAACGTGTGGGCCAGTTCATCCACAAACTGCAAAAGAAGTTCGTTAAATGTATCTACACTAGCCATTTTCGTACTATTTAAAAGGAGTAAAATCTTTAACTACATACCGCGACTAACCTCCGGGAAGGGATTCTCGTAAATCTCCTCGCGCTGCGAGATGCCAAAGAACACGATGGCACCCACCAGAATGGCGTTCAAGATCGCCGGCTTGATCATGTCCGCATTCCTGGGAGGAGCCTCGCGATTGAGACGAGCCACCAGTTGAATGTAAGCCATCGTGACGACTGCGCCTACCAAAGCTGCGACCAGAGGGTTCTTGAGAGAATCACTGATCATTATTAGATAAAGTAGATTTTAGTATGTTTAACGGTTCGCACCTGGATTTATGGAAAAGTCCTCTTCCTCTTCCCTGATCTCGGGCTGAATCGTCTTGCGTGCGATATTGTCTCTGAACGTGAAACTCTTGGTCTCGCTTTCGCCGAAATTCTGCTGGGGTATCTCGGGCTCGGTCATTTCCATCTCGGGTTCGCCACCGGGTTCCTCGAACGATGACGGACCCTCTTCTTCTTCCTCGGGCTCGGGCTCGGTGACAGGGATCTCTCCTTCACCTGGAAACATGCTGGGCTCTTCTTCTTCCTCGGGCTCGGGCTCGATCGTCTCGCCGTTCATGACGTCCACTGCATTCTTGTTAAGGTAGGTCTTCAGGATCTGGTTGATCGGAAGCATCTCCTTGACCGTCTCCTCGACCACCCCTTCCATCCGCTTGATGAGATCCTTGCGACGGTCGTTCCTGCTCACGACCTCCTGATAGATATAGGGATCCTCGTAGATCCGCTTGGCAACATTGGTGTAGACGCCCAGCACGAAGACGTCGTTGGTGGGAATCTTGAGTGACACCTTGCGCGAGTCCTTGGAAAGGCGAACCGAAGAAATGATCTTGACCGTGGCGACAAAGACCGCCGCTGTCATCTCGTCCAGGCACCCACCGCACCGGTCAACACACTTTCCAACTTCAGTATCTATCTGGTAATTGTTCCACTGGGGGATCTTGGAGAGCTTCTCCTGAAAAGCCTTGAGCGTATTTCGCCCCTGGGTCTCCACCTTGGACTCGGCGTAGAGGGAGTCCATGCAGTCCAGTGCACTCGGGAGAATGGTGGATGAAAGCTGATTTAGGAGCTCCTTCTTGGCTTCTACGAGCACGTTAAGGTTATTGTCCATAGTTACTGATAAAATGTATTTAAATCAACGATATTTGTCCGCGGCTTTTTTAAGGTTTGCCAGGGATGCAAATTCATTCTCGGGTTCCTTTGGCTCCTTGGACTTTTTGATCTTTTTGGACGTCTTGGGATACCACGATACAAACAATTGACCATTGTCGTAGAGTTGTACAAAAAAGCCACCATTTACAAACTGCCTTTCCACATACTGGGACGCATTTTTCAAGTCGAATGAAGGAAATCCTATAAGGAACGAAGGCACCTGTATCCAAGTTTCGTGCAGTCCGAGATCGGCGACCTGCCTCACCTTGGAACTGGCGCGTTCGTATAGCTCCGTATAGAGTTTCTTTTTTAGCTCTCGCTTCCGATGGTCGATCTGTTGAACTTCGTCCACCCTCAAGGGCATTTCTACTAATCTTTTAGTTTTTACTAATTCACATTTGTCGTATCCTCATCTGGGTTATTGGCGAGCCACTCGGTTGCGGCGGCAACGGTCTTACTATACCTCGTGTCTTCACTGTCGCCCCACTTTTCCTTAATCGCCTTGTCCACGAGAGAGAGGGCGCTCTTGTTTGGCACGTTGGCGTTGGCGATGGTATCATAGGGCATCCAGTCTCCCGCCTTGAGCGTGTCCCGGAACGCCTTGATGGGATCGCCGTCCTTGAGTGGCTGACTGGTGATGCCCTGGATCTTGATCCCATTCGCGTCGCCCATGGCGATCACGTCCACCTCGGACCCATAGAAACGCTCGGTCTCCAGGAGCAGAAATCGGCACCTGTAGGTGGCAGGAACGTTATCGGGGACGGTGGCATAGTCCTGGTCGCGCTTGAGCGCCTCCAGGTAGTTCAACAGAGACGTGCGAGCCAATTTCTCTTGTTCGGTGCCGTCGCCATTTCTGGTGGCCACGGATTCCCTGTCACGCTCTTGAAGGAACTTGACGTAAGCATCGTAGACGTCCGGGCGGTTCTTTTTGAGCTCCCCAATCTTGTCAGGCGAATCAAATACCTGGATGAAAACGGTCTCGATTGGGAACATCTTGAGACCTCTGGTTTTGAAGATTTCCTGCACCGTGGAATCCAAGATCTTCTTGATCATCATCGCCTTGATGGAAACATCTTCGACTGGATTTCCAGTGATATCAAGGTTCCCCTCTGTGATGACTCCGGACACCTCTGGACGGAAACCGGCAAATCCACGATCCCACCTGAGTCCCTCGCGGTTCTTCATGAGAAAAAACCCAGCGACCGCGACTGCCAGTGCGATGAGAAATATAGTCTGCGTACGCATCTTATATAATAGTGCGAAATTATATCCCCGATAAATTAATCAACCTTTGTAAGAAAGCATGTTCGCTATCATGTTATATAGTCCTAGGTGCAACCACTGTCTAGAGATTTTCAAGTTGATCGATCAGTGCCCAATCAAAGACCAAGTCAAGTATCAGAATATCCACGAAGAGCCGATTCCGGCGGACTACAGAAAGGTACTGACCCACGTGCCAGCCCTGATCACCAAGGACGGACGCCCCCTAATGGGTCCAGAGGTAAAGCAGTGGGTGCTCTCCATGATGCCAACCGAGATCGAGTCCTTCGACCACTCGGCATTCGCTTCCTTCGACGGAAACCCCAACTCGGCACCTGGTCTCTTTGATCTCGAATCCTACGGCGCTCCCCTGGCACCTCCAATGACCCCCGAACTGGAAGCCAAGATAAACAAGAAAACCACTAACTGAAAAGAACGATGATTACCAAACCAGAAGACGTCCCTAGATCACTCGGCAATGTTTACTCCTACAAACGAGGTTACAATTCATTCAAGGATTACCTCAAGGCACGAGGCGAAGATGGTTTCAAACAGTTTCTGGATGACCTTTATGGTCGTGACTACTTAAAGAATTCACGCGTTAAAACTAGTAAATGTTCTTGAAGACGATTCAGGCAACCGCATTTAAAAACATCTTTGAGGTCCTCAAGGACATCCTCAACGATGTTAATGTATCTTTTAGCAAAAAAGGTGTTCACATGTTGACCCTGGACAATGCCCGAACGGCTATGGTGGAACTTTTCCTGGACGCCAACCAGTTCGAGGAATATTCGTGCGAGAACGAGATCATAGTCGGCATCAACACGACCAATGTGTTCAGGGTGCTCAAGTCAGTCACGACCAACGATGTCTTGGTCATGAAGATCGAGGAAAATCACGTGCTCAACATCTCCATTGAAAACAGTGCCAAAAAGAGTCACAGTCACTTCAACCTCCGACTTCTGGACATCAATGATGAGATGTTTGATGCACCCAATCTTCCGGTGATCAGCATCACAACCTTTCAGACGGTGGAATTCCAGAGACTCTGCAGGGACATTTCACACATAGGTTCGGAACTTGTCATCGAGCGATCATTCAAAAAGTTGGGTTTCCGGTGCACAGGTGACTTTGCAGAGCAGTATACAGAATACGAGATGGATTCGGACACCAAACAATTTGATTCTATGAAGGATACATTTTCACTAAAGTATCTCAACTTGTTCACCAAGGCTACGTCAATGTGCTCCAATATGAAGCTTCTCCACCACGGAGAGGAGATGCCTCTCGTTCTGGAGTATAAAGTCACTTCTCTAGGTGAGCTCAGATTCTACCTGGCACCAAAGTCCGAGGAGTGAGCATTTCGTCCTTCTTGATGACGACGGTCTTTCCAAACATATAGACCCGCCACTCGTCGGGAACTTCCTCATTAGCGTCAAATAGATCCCTCATAAGGATGTCTTTGGAGCCATGAAAGTCCGACCGAGGTCCGGCATACCGAAGGAATCTCGGAGTGTCCCACATTGTTACCTCTCCATTCTCCATGACCGCCTCGACCTTTTGAATCATCACGGGACCCTTCATCTTTGGCTCGTCATCATGATCCTCACTTATGTCACCGATCCTCCTCATGGGATCACGGGTGATCAAAGAATATGGAGAACCGCGGTAGGTGTATTCTTGCTCGTAACGAATGTTTTCCACGCAAAGGGGTTTCTTCCTACGCAATACGTAAATGGCATCCCTGAAGTCAGGATAGTAACATGTGGTGTATGTTTCGCCGGATCTCATTAGGGGCCAGCCCTCCATGATCCTCTTCCACTCGGCGGACGGCAACATGCAATCCTTTGCGGTGTTGATATCATAGATCATCTTCAGGGGCATTGTGGTCCTATAAGGATTTTCGTCGTTCCACCATCCAACAAGCTTGACAATAAACTTATACATTTAAAGTTATAGCAACATATTTCTTTAAATGAGTTTACTTGAAAGATATAATATGAAACTCAAGGAATATGAAAATGATCAAGACAAAATAAATGATTATATCACCATGGCGGCTCCATTTTTGCTTCGGTATCAGGAAGAGAATTGCCGGAGAGACATTTTCATAGAATACATGCGCGTCGTGGAGGGAGACCTGAGCGTGTCAAGAAATGATGACGTGGATGCTTCAAAGAAATTCACGAAACTGGAATGTAAAACATGCAATTCTTCAAATATATACGACGATGACGTGAAGGGCGAAATGGTGTGCAAAGACTGTGGGGCATGTGAATTCTATCTAGGTCTGGCACTTTCCTACCAGGATGAACAGGAGGTGTCAAAAAACACACAATACAGTTACAAAAGACAAAATCACTTCAATGAGTGGGTTCAGCAATTTCAGGGCAAGGAGACTGCCAACATTCCAGACGAACTAATCGAGCAGCTGCGCTACGAGCTGAAGAAGCAGAGGGTCGAGCAGGTCTCCAAGATCACCCACGCCAAGGTGAGGGGTCTGCTGAAAAAATTGCGTCAAAACAAATACTACGAACACATTCCCTACATCACAAACATCCTAACCGGCGTGAGACCTCCCGAGATGCCACCGACCCTGGAGGAGCGCCTCCGTCTCATGTTCAATGAAATACAGGAACCATTTGATCAGGTGTGTCCCAAGGATCGCAAGAACTTCCTCTCGTATCCCTACGTGCTCTACAAGTTCTGCGAACTCTTGGGCGAAGACCAATACTTGCCCTATTTTCCACTACTGAAGTCCAAGGAAAAGCTCACCCAGCAGGACATTATCTGGAAAGCCATGTGCAAGATACTTCGGTATGAATTTATTCCTACTGTATAACAAGTAAGGATATGTCGTCCTCAATGAGATTGAATGATGGGATTTCGCTCAACAAGATCAACCCGTACGCAGACCCGATGAATTTCACGCCAGGTGTTCCGCTTGGTGGTGCCTACAAGACCGTCTATGCGCCATCCAAGGACCCCCAGGTGGCCTTGGTGAATTCGGTTCGCCCCACCGGAGATGCTCTCGGCGGCACCATAGCGCCTCAGGACTTCGAGCCCAGTCAGGGGTGCGAGAAGACGATCGCCGCCGGATGGAGGACGCCCTACTATTGCACGCCGGGTTCTCAGGACTATCCACTCAACCGCAATCCTTACCCGGAAAGGAACTACTCACTCCCCCCGTGGCTGAA